TTGTGGATATGCGTGGGTAAGACCCCAATAAATGAATAATCCAATAAAACCAAAAATAGTCATTGCCGAAAATATTGTGCTACTTATATTTTCTTTTTCCATATAAAAGATTAATTAAGAGTAATTTTAAGAAATGGAAGTAATGGTGGAATAACTCCAATCAACCTCAATAATCCTTCAGCAAATAAAGCAAGAACCACCCAACCGACGCACATGCTAATGATAGAAGCATTACGGTTGTGTCGTCGTATTGCTGCATCAATCATCTCCTGGACTTCTGTGCGTGTAATAAACTCTTCCTGTTCATACATCATTTTTCATCACCAAGAAACTTTGCAAGAGGATCTCTTCTTGTTTTTACAATTTCAACTGCTCGTTTATAGAACATATTATCCATGTTACCAGAAGATTCGAATGTCTCCTTGATCTTCACCCAATTATCGTAGGTGTGCTGATCCATAGGGTTTTAAGTTGAATACTACTAATTATACTAGTGAGTATTTCTACTATGTCAAGTTTGTGTTGATACAAAAATATAGATTAAAAAAATCTAAAATTTTGTAATATTTGTAACGGAAGCGACTGGATTCGAACCAGTGGAGGTATTACCCTCATTTGTTTTCAAGACAAACGCAATAAACCGGACTCTGCCACGCTTCCAAATAAGTCCTCAGCGGACTTCAAAATCTAAACGTCTTACCTTACGTTGTCTTCTTGCTTCTTGAAAAGCAAGATCTTCATTAGATAAAACACCAGATTTTGATTTGGTATGTATAGAGTTTAGCATAACAACAGAGGATAAGTCAACTGCTGAAATCTTATCTCCACGAATAGTTGCCATATTTGAGCAACCACAAGATACTGTTTTCGTTTGATGCCCTTCCAACTCTCTATTACAGGAGCGGCATCTGATTTTTAAATTTTCCATTGTCTTAAATTACTCTTCTACCGTTTCTTCAATAACTTCAATTTGTTCGTCAACCTTTTGTGTTGGTTTATCTGAAAATGAACGCAACATCCATACAAACTTACCATGAGACTCCATCAAATCTTGGACCAGATTTGCAGTAGCATATGACTTCTGCGTTTCTGCTTCTTCCGAAATCTTGGACATCATATCGCAAAACTGAATGTTAGATTTCAATAAATCTGAAATCATACCTTCAGCGTTTACTGAACTATTTCCTTCGGCAATACCAGACACTTCAAGAACTCTCTTTAATCTACTGAGAGGTTTAACATTCAAATATCTCATATGTTCTGAGAGACGATCAATCTCTTCAAACATAGTCTCATACTGTCCACCAAAAAGTGTATGGAGTTGTTGGAAATCTTCCCCTACAACGTTCCAATGATAGACCCAAGTTTTATGAAAAAGGACAAAAAGAGACGCTTGTGCATCACTCAATAGTTTAAATAACTTTTCCATTATACCAATACTTTTTTCAAGTATTTATAAAGTGGGCGATACTGGATTCGAACCAGTGACCTAATCCTTGTAAGGGATCCGCGCTACCGCTGTGCCAATCGCCCAATAAATCAATCAGGATAACTAGATTGTAGCATAAATTCTACCGTATTTGCTATATCATTCATAGCATCACGAAGAAATGGTTGTTGACCAGATTCTTGCCTACGAACAGGGCGAGAGGAATCACATAAAGTCCACCGCCATTGTTGCATAGATTCACAGTACCAGAGTGTTATTTTCATTTTCTGATATTTTAGATTAATGAGATTAGTAGTAATCTCTTGAGTATTTTAAAGTAAAAGGGAAGTTTTGTCAACTCCCCCCCAGGTTACTTATTAAATCAGAACCTAAACTGGGTCTGAATCACGCCACCATAGTTAGAGGAAGCATTCTTGAATCCCTGATTATTAGAGACATAGAAGATTGCAGGAGTGATGCTGATATTATCACTCACACGATAACGATAGAAGGTTTCCCACATCAGAGCATCCTTTTTAAGGGAAGCGGCGTTGCCAGGAGCACCGATGGCAAAACCAGCAGCATTACCCTTAGCAAATACATCTGCCCACTGGACACCAGCAAACCAAGTCTGAGACTTAGTAGCAGCACGGGGAGTAGCAGGACCTTCTACAGTGTTCCAACCATAGGCACCAGAGATTGAAGGAACAATACCTGCCTTCTTAGGTTGCCAATAAGCATTCAGAGCATAACCGTTAGAGGTTTGATTAGCAGCAAGAGTGCCAGCATTACCAGCAACACCGTTGAAGGTACGAACACGAGTGCCTTCAGTACCATAACGATAACCAAATGCAATGCCGTACTGAGGAGCACGATAACCAAACTGTGCCAGAGTATTCAGAGCACCAGATTCATCAAATTCACCTTTGCTAGAATCAGAACCGTTCTGGGCAACATAGTTTACACCAGCAACGAAACCACCTTTACCTTTCTTGGTAGGTTGTGCCCACTGAGCACCGAAACCAGAACCAGTTGCCTTGTTGTAGACACCGGGAGCACCAGCAACAGCAAAGAAGTCCAGAATGTCAGACTTATAAGCAGTAGGAATCCAAGACATCTCAGTGTTACGAACCAGAGCACCAGCAGTCAGAGTCACACCTTTAGCAAGTGCAGGGAACTGATAGTACAGACGGTCAAGTTGTACTTGGTTAGAAGTACTTTCTGCCTTATCCAGTTTGAACAGAGACGAGGAAGAACTAAAGGGTTGACTGGAGAAATTACCAGAACGCAGACGAGTCTTCAGCAAATCCTTACCCGTGAAGGAAGTATCGAAGTTCAGACGAACATCATAGTTGAATGCTGTGTTGCCAACGTTAGAATTATTAGCAAGACGAGCACCTTCTACACCACCAAGAACGAAGGTTGCTTCACCACGCAGTTTAGATGTAGTGGAGAACTGAGTTGCTTGAAGTTGACCAACTTGTGCTTCCAGTTTATCAACACGACCACGAATAACTAGAAGTTCTTCAGAAAACTCTTTTGAAAGACGTTGGAGTTCATCAGTTACTTCGGTTACACGGTCAAGGCAAGCATTCAGAAGTGCTGCTGCCTCATAACGAGTCATTGCCTTACCACCACCATAAGTTCCGTTAGGATAACCAGCAACACAACCATAACGTTCTACGAGATTGCTGAGTGCCTGATATGCCCAATCGGAAGGTTGAACATCAGAGAATTGAGTGACGCTTGTTGCCTGCTCAGAAGAGTATTGATTGACTGCTGCAATATTAAGGTCTGCGGCATTCGCAACAGCAGGAGCAATCATACCAAGAGCAACAGGTGCAAGCATCAGTTGTTTGATTTTCATAAAAATGTTTTTTGTGTACTAAACGACATTGTGAAGATTTACAACAAAGCAAATCTTCGTTATTTATGCGTCTTAAGCAAATCTTAAGATGACCAACATCATAAATCAACTTTGGTATTATGTCAATTAAAATTTGTTTAAGAGGGGGAGATTTACATTGACTCCCCCCATATTATTCTATTGTGTCAAACTTCTACCGTGATCAGTCGGTTAGCATATTCATGAGCATAAGATGTGCGAGCACCATGAATGCCCCAACCAATCCAACTATACGCATAGTCCATGTAACGATTGATAGATTTTCCAGGAGTTTTCATCCTGTCAGCAATTCGTTTCCATTGAACCTCAGTCGTTAGATAACCAAGTTGCGTTTGAAAAGATGATGGATTTCCACCAAATCTCTTAGCAAAATCACCCAATCCATAATAACGATCGGCAGATGTCCATTGGATCAAACCATAACCACGACCGCAGTGATGGTACTGAGTCCTACTACCACCTTCACAAATATTAGGCACGAACATAGATTCTTGCTTAATATTGCCCAGGATAGTAGCAAGGGCGTTTCTGTCTTTAATTCCTTGCTCTTGGAAATAATCCACAGCAAGTTTTTCATGTTCTGAACACCCTTTACAAATTAACCTTTTCTCTTTTGGTTTTTCGGGAGCAACCTCTCGGATTGCTGTCTTCTTTTCATCTACAAGATTCAATTTGGTTAGTTCTTCCAATGGCGGAGGAGGACCTTGCATCTTGTATTTGACGAATGGCAGTGATGCCGTGCTGGTTGTAACCGTTGCCAAAAGGGGCAAGGCTACTGTAAAGATTGATTGCATTTAAAATAATTGAACTCTACATCCGTATAGAAGGGGGGTATACCAACCCTCTCGGGAGGCACCTTCCACGGCTCTAATTGTCACGATCAAAAACTCATAATATTAAAACCTACTCATAATAGGAATCCTTAAGGATTTTTTCATTATATCAGATTATTTAGATTTTATTCAAAATCTACAAAATAACCACTGATATATTCCAAAGATAATACTTCAAGATTTTCTTTTTGAATTACCCAATCACGAATTTCACTATAAACACTTTCGGCATCTTTAATTCTTTTTTCATCACATAAAGAATGCATACGGTCAATATGATTATTAATCACATCATTGCACATTTTCTTGACGTGAAGTTTCATTGAAGTAATCCTTCCTAAAGTATCTTGAAAGTATATTCGAATTATAATACTTAGGAGTTCCATTGTCAAGAGACTCAGTTAAGACATTGTTTAAGAACAATTGCCTTGTTTCTTCGTAGTTAGTTTTACCAACAGTTTTATGAAGTGATAAAATAGTTCTTTGAAACTTATCTTTTCCTATCTTTTTTATATCTTCTTTTAACTCAGGACAAGAACCATAATATTTTTTCCAATCTGATTCTTGTTTGACTTTTCTTTTCTTTCCTTTTGGTGTTCTAAAAGACCAAAAGTATTTCCTTCCCAAATATTTCCTTTGAGTTTCTTCGCAATTTATCAAATAAACAAATCCAAAATTCTCTTGAATATCTTCTGTCTCAAAAACTTTTCCTTGGTATAACCAAGGGTTTTCATAACTCATCTGGGTCCCTAATAATATTCAAGTTATTTATAGATATAACTTATCTTCAACCCTAACAGAGTGATTATAGTCATAAAAAAAGCACCTGTCAAGAGGTGCTTGGTGTATTATAATAAAAGTGTTTTATCCTTCTATAATTTGGTTGAACCAACCTTCACTCATATTATTGATAATTACATTTGCGTTTTCAACTGTTGAAGCAAAGTTGTTTTCAAGAAGATATGATGCTACAAATTCGTATGCTTCATATGCCTCTCTATTGAGTTGCTTTTTCTCTCTAGGAGTCAGAGCACCTCTTTGTGCTCCTCTTGCTGCCTGCTTTGCTTTTACGGCAGGGTCATCAGACTTGTGAGCATATCCACGAAGACCATAATCAGAAGAAGTTGT